CGAATTTCTTTGAGAGTTCGCCCAAGGCGCAGCGCCAGTGTCATCAGGAAGAAAGTCAGCGGCTCTTTTACTTTGCCTCTGCGGTTTCCTGTGAGATGCCCAACTTCAGCGCCTGATTAAGAAGGCGGGTATGCACCGGACCATAGATTTCGGAAACAATGGACTCGTCTTCATCACTGAAAACACGATCCCCGTTCTCATCGAGCAGAACATCAATGAGCATCACCACGTCTGCGCTCTTGTTACGAAGAAACGTTTCCTGCGGTGTCAGCCTGGGTTCTGTTTCACCCTCCGCCAGTTCCGGTGACATAATTTCGCGAAAGCGCATCCACGCTTCGCCGGATGGCTCACGCAGCATCACTTTTGCGTTATCCCATTCAGGGACAGTAATTACTTTTGAACGAAACCCTGACGATGGAGCAAGCGCCAGAGCGCGTAATGAAGCCGGTGATGCGGTGTTTTTTTCGGTATTCGACATTTCATATTCTCGGTGAGCGGGTTAATGCGGATAAAAGAAAAGCGGCCGGAGCCGCTTATGAACCTGAAGCAATAATTGCCTTCGGCTTGCCACGCACGCGCAGCGAGTAGGTAGCGCCTACGACTGACGATGTGGCCGCAGACCAGGAGCTCTGACGCACTTCAACCAGCACATAAAAACCGTTGCCTGATGCGAAAACAACGCGCAGCGCGCGCAGCTCATCGTTTTCATAGGCGGTTTGCAGTGCCTGTTGAGCCTCTTCATCACCGACCCAGTTACGCGTAATGCTCATCTCAGCCGGAGCGGCGAGACCGTTCGTTTGCTCCTGCTCAGTAGAGCAAAGTGTGGTAACGTCAATGTCACCTTTCTGACCACCTGTGTAGCTGATCTCTTTCGTGGCGCACGCGGCTTCCAGCCAGCTCACGCTGGCAGTGGGAAAACCGGAGGCCGCAAAATCTTCTGCAGTCACCGGCGCGGCAGAAACGGCAAAAGTCATCCCCTTCGTTACTTCGTATTTGCTGCTCATGTTTTCTCCAGGCGTAAAAAAACCGGCTTATGCCGGTCGTGATTGATGGGGTTGGTTATTGCTGGCTCTGAATTTCCAGCGTTGCGCGGAATAAGCCTGTGTCAGGCTCGTAACCATTTCTCTTTCGCATCTCTGAAAAATAGAGAGGAGACAAAGCGTTTACCGCCTGTTCACGAATGTTTCTTGCCTCATCCGTGGTCAATGCGTATACGTCAACCTGCAGCGTGCCGTCTTCTTCCGCAGGGCCGCACAGCGTATCGCTGAATATTTCGCTGACGATCGTGAAAACCACCCAGGGAGGACTGACTGAAGGCTCTCCCTCTGCATTCAACGGTACAACGTAGGGATAAACCTGCCCCCCAGCAAGCCCGCTAATTAGCTGATAAATGTGTGACTCGGTCATTTGCTTAGCACCCCATCTATCGCTTTAATCATTTCCGCAAATGCAGCCGCAGATGCCTCTTCCTGCTTGCGGTCATATGCCGGGCGGACGAAAGGATGTGCTGGCATTTTTGAAGTGCCTTCCTCAAGGAATCGCCAGTAAAAAGCATTATTCGGAGACGATGTTTTTAATTTATTGTCACTATTTCCCGTTTCAGGATTCACCCCACGAATATGGACACCAGCAAGCGCGGTACCGGGAGCTCCCTTACCAAAAAGAACAACAATGTTTCTTTTTAATTTCCCGGTTTTCTCAGGTGCAGTATTAGCGACTTCTTCAGCTACCAACTCTGCACCAGCTCTCACTGCTCGCCTCAAAACCTGCCTGCTTTCAGCTTTACTAAGCAATTCAAGGTCGCGAGATAAATCTGCAAGTCCGGAAAAATCTAAATCAGTGGTGATCATGATTTCACTCCCAGCTTGCACAAAATTTCCATCCGGTCATTTTTTGCATCTGGAATTGGCGGGGCGACAACATCCAGAGTTGATCCCTTAAAACCACCTGATTCGCATCTTATTCTTGATGCTGAGGTTATGTCATCAGTGATCCGGGTCCAGACCCTTATGGTCGCCTCCCCCATCTCTGCACCAGATGCAATCAGTTCACGACCACTCACTCCACGCACTTCAGCCCAGATCGTTCTTCCATCACTCCATTCTTTGTCTGGTTGTCCTGATGGAAGGCGGATGGTAATGAAATTTTGAATAGTTATTCTTTCGTTAAGGCGGCCAGCTTGCATGAATCCCCCGTCAAACCACCGTTGGCTTTCTCAGTGAGTAAATCAGGCAGGTTACAGAATAAGGCAACTCCCCCTGCTTCAACTGGCTTTCCTCTTCCCCGCCGCGTACGCGGTCAAGAATGCCAACCAGAATCAAGGTTGCCTGCTTCACGCGCTGCAACTCTGGCGCATCAGTGATGATCTTGCCGTCATCCCCAATCAACTTTTCACGACTGCCCTGAATGAAATCATACACAGCGGCGCTGGCAGAATAGATTTTCAGCTGGAGATCGTCGTCACCGGCATCGGTATCCACTCTCAGATGTGCTTTCGCTTCTTCAAGCGTCACAAATTCAAGCATCACTTAGCCCTCGCATCACGACCACGCTTCACAGCCAGCTTCCAGCCCTTCGATCCATCCTCACCGGGCTTATCACCCGTTTCGAGATGGCAATACCAGACTGAACCGCCCCACGTCACGCTGTCACCAGGGTAATATTTCTGGCCCTCTTTAAAAATATCCCGATAAATCATCACCGGGACAGAGAAGGATTTCTCTGTTTTTTCACCGCTGGATTTCGTGGCCACCACTGTGAAATGGCGTTCGTCGCTCTGGCTGATGTCGATAGAGCTGACTCCATCTACCAGACATTCCCAGCCGGTCAACCTCGCTCTGCTGTGGTTATTTTCAAGCTGCTGGTGCGCTATTGTTATGTAAGGCTTTGGATTCGCTGACCGAGGCGAGAATTTCTTCTACTGATACTTGCCCCTTGGTAGCAACTGAGATGCGCACGATGTAACGAGCTCCAATGTCTGAACCATTTAGCCATTTGCTCACCGTTGGCTGGCCTACTCCGACTTTCCTTGCTAATTCGGTTTGTGAGCCTACGAGGGAAATGGCTTTGTTGATGGAATTGTTCACATATAGTCTCCTGTGACTAGGTAAGACTAGATTATGCTGTAGAGAATATTTTTTAGCAAGGAGATTGGTACTTTGACTGAATATTCGTTAGAGAATAATTTGGTATTATGAAAACACTCGCAGAAAGATTGGCTCACGCCATGAAGGTAACTGGATTCAACTCACAGACGTCCTTAGCAAAAGCCTCTGGAGTTGAGCAGTCATCAATATCTAAGATACTACGTGGCGCAAGTAAAACCTCGAAAGACTCTGGCCGACTAGCGTCAGCCATGGGAATTAGCGCTGATTGGTTAATTAATGGTAGCGGTGAGATCTATGGCAACGCTGATGTAGCACCGATGAGAATAGATGTTTCTAAACTGGTGAAGGTTTATGATCAGAATGGAGAAACAGGAGAGGTTTTACCTTGGTTTAACGAAGTTAAAAGCACTGTAAGAGCCTACAAGATAAATAAATTTACTGGCATTAGTCAGACCCCCGTTGGATCTGTTGTTACAGTTGATCCAGAGAGGGAGCCATCGGCTGGCGATATAGTTCTAACGATCATCAACGGAAATGTTTCCACCTTTAGATTTCACCTGGGCGGCGATGGCAAAGGTTTTTTGTCCGTAGACGATGATCGCGTCCCCTTAGCCGAAGTCAAGGAATCCACTTTGGTGGTTGGTCCAATAATGCAAGTATTTATTCCTGAGTTGAACAAGTAAACCTCCCTGTTTTGGCAGACCTTTGACTCGGCGAAAACGCCGGGTCCAGTTCTTGTTAGCAATTTACCCACGCTTGCCTCCCTCACTACAGAACCACTGTATATAAACACATAGTTAAGCATCCCTGACGCCTTTCTGCAATTTATTTTATACCTAAGCACAGTCAAAATTAGTCTCTTTGGAATATTTTATCAAAATCCCATTTGACTAAATTTATTCTTTATAGCATAGTTCAGTCATCAGCAGCGAACAGGCAGGACGCCCACGAAGTAGCCGCCCGAGGCATATGAAAATCGGGATGACTCGCTGAAACGTGGTTATACCGAGGGCGCAACAGTGAAGATGATTAAGCACATGGCCAACACCAGCTTACGGGACTTGATCACCTTCCTGTACCTCTTCCCTGATGCCGAACTCATCTGTGATGCAGATACCGGTGTCATGACGTTCGAATGCTGTGAAGTAGATGTGGAATACAAGGCTGTGTTTTAAACGTTGAGTGTTTGGGCGGTTTCTCCGGGGCTTTCAACCCTATCAGGAGAGGGAAGATAGTGTTCGACCGGTTTAACCGCCACTTTTTCACAACGATGAGAGCATTTGACGGGCGCACCGAGCCGCGTCACAGAGGCGTTAAGTGCTCTCAACGTTGTGGTGAATGACGGGTGATGACCGTCAAACGGTTGAGATTGATAAGCAGGCGAAACGTTCTAAGCGAGCATACGGACTGATCGAACGCGGATGGACCGGGCGGCTACGATAGAAAACACCGCGCCACTGTGCTGGATTTGTCACCAGCTATCACAACAGGAGGGTTGATCCATCCTTAATCGGTCAGTGTCTGCATGCACACTCATGCAGTGACAGCCGGGAAAGACGCGCAAGTCCAGACGATATCTGAGTGACTTAAAAAACAGATGGGAGTCGGTGGGAGCCCGGCACACAACAGCAATATCACTGGGCGGTAACGGGACTCATAACCCAATCTGCCGCTTTCCTAGCAGTGATATTTCTATTGTGGTGATGGCACCAAGTGCGAGTGTGGTGAACTGGCCCAAACGATTACGCGATCGGTTGAGGCTCAAAGTCTAAACCCGCTCTGGTTATTGCCAGTTCCGCCAGAGCACCGGGAGGCACCCGGCACCGCAATACCTTTCAACGTGGAGTAACGAGGCTGCAGGTTTTGCAGAACCTGCCAGCCAATTAAATGAATCCCTCAGCGATTTATTGCCAGCAATGGCAAGGGATTCACGCAACCAAAAAAGCGTGGAGGATGTATGCAGCATTCGAAGGACCATATCACCGTGGGCATTGTCACCCTGCCCTACAGCATCATTTTAGCCGGCTGGATTATGCCTGACGGCTCAGTG